TATTTAGAGATATAGATTCTGATAATAACAGAAAATATGTAACAGCTAATTTAATAGCTTCTACTAGATTTATAGATACTCCAACAGATGCTTTGGTTATCAGATCTGCTCAGATTGTAGACTCTGAGTTAGCTGATGGAAATACTAATCAAGAAAGAGATTTTTTACAATGGAGAGACACAAGTTTTATGTCTGAATTTAATCCAACTGCTGTGACTGGGGTACCAAAATATTATAGCTGGTGGGATGAAAATAGAATTATTGTGGCTCCTACCCCTGATCAAACTTATATAATTCAGTTAAATTATATCTTGAAAGATCCCGGATTATCGAGTACAAATACAACAACATATATAAGTACAAACTTTCCCAATGGACTTCTGTATGCATGCCTTGTCGAGGCTTATGGTTTTCTAAAAGGGCCACAAGACCTCTTGCAATTATACGAACAAAAGTATAAACAAGTGGTAGAAGGCTTCTCTATTGAACAAATGGGAAGAAGAAGACGAGATGAATATCAAAGTGGTGTTCCTCGTATAGGTAAATAGGAGAATAAATTATGGCTATAACACAAGCAATTGCAAACAACTTTAAAAAGTTACTACTAGAAGGTGATTCAAACTTCAAACAAACTGGTGGTGATAAATATAAGTTAGCTCTTTATACTTCTTCAGCTACTCTTAACTCAGCAACAACTTCTCTATTAACTTCTGCACCTACTAACGAAGTTACATCGGCAAACTATTCAGCTGGCGGTGGTGCACTCGTTAACGCGCCAACTTCTTTAACAGCTGGTGTTGCAAGAGCAGATTTTGTTGACCTGTCATTTCAAAACGTTACGTTGACAGCAAGAGGAGCTTTAATTTACAACACATCATCTGCAACTACTAACTCTGCAGTTTGTGTTTTAGATTTCGGAGCAGATAAAACAGCTACTTCAGGTACGTTTACAGTTCAGTTTCCAGCACCAACATCAACAGCAGCGATACTAAGAATATCGGGCTAATAGGAGGAAGCTCCTATGGCGGATAAAACTTATACAGTCACTGTCGCAAGTGGAGACTTGTATGGTGGAGGTACAGGTAATGTATACTATGTAGATGGCGTCAGAAATTCATCTGGACCAGGAAATATTATATGGCCTGTTTCATCTATTTTACGTTTTGATCAAAGTAATTCTTCTAATGACAACCATCCTTTAATTTTTTCTACAAACACAAGTACGTCTGGAATTATTTCTTCAGGGGTAACTTACTATTTAGATGGAGCAAGTAATCAAACTAATTATATAAACACAACTACATTTAATGCAGCAACCACTAGGTACGTCGAAATAAATGTAGCATCTCCTGATTTTTATTATTTATGTTATGTCCATGGAATAGGAATGGGTGGACTTATGGATGTTGCTACAGGTAAGACTTGGAGTGTAGCTACCTGGGGCAATAATCAGTGGGGAGATCAAGTTAATCCAACACTTACCCTTACAGGGTTTGGTATGTCTGCAGCACTCGGAAACGAGTCAAGCTCAACAGAAATTAATACAGGTTGGGGTAGACAAGAATGGGGTCTTCAAGGTTGGGGTATTGCCGGCACAACTATTCCTACAGGAATTTCAGCAACATTTAGTTTAGGAACTGTTACTACATCAGCTGATGCTAACACAGGTCCATCTACAAATAACAATCAATTATTATCTGCAGGTTTAGGAAGTGTAACAGCTACTGGTGTAGCGGAAGTTACACCAACAGGACTTTCACTTACAAATAGTTTAGGAACAGTCGATGCTAGTCCTGATGCGATGCCTACAGGTGTTGCAGCTTCTATGGGACTTGGAACTGTTGATGTTTTTAACTTAGCAGGTTGGGGCAGACTTCAATGGGGTATAAACGATTGGGGTGATGCAGGTAGTTCGGTGCAAGCAGATGTTTCTGGAATTGCAATGACCGCAGCTTTAGGTAATGAAACAATTACAGCTAATGCAAACGTAACTGCAAATACTTTAAATGTAGCTCAATTAACTTTAGGTACTGTTGACCCTGCACCTGATGCAATGATTCAAGGTAATGCAGGTCTTTTAACTTTAGGTCAAATAGGACATCAAGGTGATGTACTAACTATTCCTACAGGTTTTGGATTAAGCGCTGCTTTAGGTAATGAAACAGTAGATTTAAATACACCTGTAGATGTTACTGGAAATCCTTTATTAGCAAGACTTGCTTCAGTATCTACATTTACAGATGTCAACGCAACTTTTAATGGTTTTGGGTTGACTACAACAGTAGGAAGTGGTAATGCTCTTATCTGGAACGAAGTAAATACAGGTTCTGCTCCAATAGATCCTCCTGGATGGAGGGAAGTCGTTGCATAAAGAGTTTGACACTTTCTCTTTATTTTAATAAAATAAACGATATAAGGAATTTAATATGGCGAATTCAACATCAGCAAATTTAAAACTTACAGTACAAGCAACTGGAGAAAATTCAGGAACTTGGGGACAAATTACAAATACTAATCTTTTAATTTTAGAGCAAGCAATTGGTGGTTTTACTACCTTTAATATAACTAACGCTGCTAGATCTTTAACTTTTACTAATGGTGCAGTATCAAATGGTAAAAATGATGTAATAAAATTAACAGGAACTTTAGCTTCAAACTTGACAGTTAGTATTCCAAATTCAATTGAAAAAGTTTATCATGTTGAAAATGCATGTAATCATGCTAACAACACTTTAACTTTTAAAACAGCTTCAGGAACAGGTGTATTATTATGTGAAGGAAATAACTACACATTATATTCTGATGGAACAAATATTGTAAAATTATCTGAACAAAGAAATTGGAGAGCAGTATCAGCAGCAGAAACAGTTCAAGCTGGTGCTAAACTTTTAGTAAATACAAATGGTGGAGCAGTAACAATTACGCTTCCAGCCTCACCTGCTACAGGAGACGAGGTGCATTTTGTAGATCAAGGTTATGATTTCAATACTAACGCATTGACTGTTGGTAGAAACTCTTCTAATATAGCTAATGCAGCATCTGATCTTGTAGTTAATACTCAAGGCGCAGCTTTTTCATTAGTATTCTCAGGAGATGCTACAACAGGATGGACTTACACGGAGAAATAATATGTCAAATTACGAAGCAACAAAATACGATTTTTCAGGAGCAAACCTTACAGGTATCGAGGGAATTCCTACAGCGACTATTGTGCCGTGGTCTTCTGCTTCAGTGCCAACAGGTTTTTTAGAGTGTAATGGTCAAGCAGTTTCAAGATCAACTTATGCAGCTTTATTTGCAATCGTAAGTACAACTTACGGAGTTGGAGATGGCGCATCTACGTTTAATGTTCCTAATTTAGCAGACAATGTAGCGGTTGGAAAATCTAATAATAAAGCTTTAGCTTCAACTGGTGGAGCAAACACTGTATCAGTAACACCTGCAGGGAATGTTGGTGGTTCAACAGCTAACGCAACTTTATCAACTGCTCAATTAGCATCACACAGTCACAGTGCGGGTTGTCAAAATGGAGCAGGTTTTCCACAACCACAAGCAGCAGCTGGAGCTAACACAACTAATACAGGTAGTACAGGTTCTGGTTCTGGTCACTCACATAACATGAGTGCAACCTTTAGCGGAACTGCATCTAACCCATCAGTTTTACAACCTTATTTAACAATTATTTATATTATAAAAACTTAGGAGAAGTTATGGCAACAAATGGAAAATGGGTAATAGTATTTGACGACAAGATGATTGTTAAAAATTATGACGAAGGTGCAAGTGACGGCTTAGGTTACGTTGTTAATAATGATTCACTTTGGAGCCAAAGTAAATATTCTAACATTTGGGCAATTCAATATGAAAATACAGTTGAAAGTGATCAAGTGGAATATAGAGATGACACTCCTCACTCAAGTCTTGCAGCAGCAAACTTAGGTGATTTTCAACCTTTTATAGATGGGTGGGATGCTGCTCATTTAGCACAATTACAAGCTAATTGGGATGCAGATGTTATTACTACATATAATAATGATGGAACAGTTGCTTCTACTGAAAGTGAATCTGATCAAATAGCTAGAAAAGGTGCAAGACCTACATCATACTCATCGTAACATCATCCAAGAAGTTAATATATATTTACCGTCACCTGATAAAGGTGGATTACCTCTGTGTACGTATGGAAAACCAGCAGGCCATATAACTAGTCTACCTGTTTTAGGTTGAACTCTTTTTGAAAAATGTAAAAACTCGGTTTCTCCACCATCTTTTACATCATTTAAATAAATAGTAAAAACAAAAGCTCTAGGTTCATTGTCATGTCCTTTTCCGTGTTCTATATGCCATGTATGATAACCTTCAGTACGTAAGGTTTTTTGAATTTTTAAACAAGTATAAAAAAATTTATCTTGTCCATAAGCTTGTTTTGCACCTGTTTGAGTTAAATAATTTTGAAAAGCAATATCAAAATTCATCATCATAGTTTTTAATTCTTCCCACCATAAATCTATATTATGTTCATTAGCAAAAAATTGTTGATCTTGTTTTGTTAACGTCCCTGCTTTTTCAAAATCAGTTCTGTTAATTGTTTCATTAAATTTTACTCTTCTTTCATAAAAATCTATAGCTTTCTGACAATCATCGGGCATGATAAAATTGTCATATACACCAATAAAATTTTCTATTTGAACTGTTTTATCCATTTAATTTAATCCATTTTTTTAATTCGTTTTTAGGGTCAAATGTTGGTTTATATTGTTGGTAAATTATATCAAATGCAACTGTTATTCTGTCATAGTCTTTATCCACTTTACTAGTATAGTGATCTAGCCAACTTGGAAAAAATACAATTTGATTATTTTGATTTTTAATTTCAATGCATCCATTAAAAAAAGGTGGCTCATAATAAGTAGAACTATTTTTTGCATTTACACATATATGTCCACTTAAAAAAGAATATCCTTCTTCCAGTTTACTATGATAATGTTTTTTTATAGATTCTCCTTTTCTTAAAACATTAAACCAGCACAATATATAATAGGGTTCTTCTATTTTTATATTTAATTGTTTTAAAAATATTTTATGTTTATCTTCGATAATTTTTTTTAAGAAAAACATTTCAGGGAAGTTTAACAAATTATAATTAGCATATCTTGAAGTAACACTATTATTTCCTAAACCTGTTGCTCCATCATCGTAAGCATCATATTTATTTAAAAGTTCTTTTTCTTTATCTAAAAAAAATAATTTAAATTTATTTAAATCAATATGAATCATATCTTCCGCCATCTTAAACGAAAAATTAGGAGCCATTGGACTAACTTTTTTTTCTGTTTTGTAATTGTAAATAATCATTCTGTTTTTTTTCGAAATCAAAACCCTTTCTTTGATCAAAATCAAATACTAAGCTATATCTATTATTTTTTCCAGTGTATTCTTCAAAGCCATGTCGAACATGTGGCGGAAATATATAATAATCCCCTGGTTGAGGAGTAATTTTAATATTTAGTTCAGGTAAAATTAAATCGCAACCTTCTGTTAAATAAAGAATACCATGATGGTGATGATGAACATGATAGTTTAGTCTATCTCCTGTTTTAATTTCATTTCCCCAAGCATCATTCACATAATTCTTTTCATAAAAATACTGAAATAAATGAGGATGAGTAATTTGATGTTTATTAATTATAAAAGTTAAAAATTTACTAAATAATGGTTTATCTAAGAAGTGGGTCCAACTTGTCATTCCACCTTTGACATTAGTATAATTTTTCATTTTTACATCAACGTTGTTTTTTATATCAATCATTAAATTGTGAATGTCTTCAATATATGGATAGTGACCAAATATTAAACTTACAGTTCTCGGATAGGTAACCGTAATAGAATTTCTTTCTTCACTTAATTTATTATTTTTAATATTAATGCTAATCATTTTATTTCCGCAGAGTGTAAAAAACAATTAATGGTATACCGAGTTCCTTTAGTTATAGGTTCTGTACCATGAATCCATATAGGTTCAGCAGGAAATATCATACCATCTCCTGTTTTAAAGGTTTCTTTTATTTGACCATTAAAGAAGCTAAATTCACCACCTTCATAGTCTTCATTTAAATTTAAAGTACAAGATGCTCTTGTTTTATAATCAACATCAGAATGATCTGCTATAGATTGACCTGTTTCATATTTAAGTATTCGTATATTACTACTTGAATTAATGTAAGCATCATTAAAAAAAGGACATATTTTTTTAACTTTTATATAATTTACATAATTAAAAATCATTATTGTTAAATATTCTTTTGCTATTGTTAATGCTTTTTTAATATCTTGATTTGGGTTATCGATCATAGATAAATTTAAACATAAAAAATTATCTTGTTCAACTTTATTAGTTTTAAATTTGTAACTTTCTTCACTATGACTTAGGTTTTTATATTTTTCAAAAATACTAATTAAAAATTTACATTTATCTTGTGGAATTAATTTATTAATACGAAATTTTAAATCAGTTATTTTATAATTGTAGGCCATATCACACTTTTTTTATTTTATTCCATAAACATTTGTACAGTTATACGAGGCATTACATTTGATCTAACTGGATTAACTTTATGTTCTATTGACTTAACTACGACTAAAGAATTACCTACAAAAGGTAAAAAACCATGTCCTAAGTCATCACTAAACATGAACTCCCCACCAAAATTTTTGTTCCATCTTCTATTAATATAATAAGTTGCTCCATATTTCCACTTACCATCATTGTGCCATTGAATACCTGTATCTTTTTTCATGTAGTGAATATTAGCTGTAATTTTTTTAACATTATCCATAGAAAGAAATTGATTATGTTTAATTAAAGTTGCTAATTTTAGAAAAGGAGGATAACTTGATACACCCACTACTCTATCCGGAGCTTTAATATGTGAAATTAAATTTTCATCCCATAACCCTTTTGTATTATGTAAATTAATATCTTTTCTTTCTTTTATGATAGCATCATGAATACCTTTATATATATCAAGAGATAAAAAATCATGAATCCACCATAATTTATTAGGTATTGAATAAGCTAATCTCATTATATTGTTACTTTCATTCTTTATAAAACTAATATATAAGCTACTATATGCTACAAAAATTAAATTTCAAGCCTGGATTTAACAAACAAGACACCGAATCAGGGGCCGAAGGTCAATGGACAGATGGTGATTTTGTTAGATTTAGATATGGATTGCCTGAAAAGATAGGTGGTTGGAGTCAATTAACAGCTGCCTCAAAAACTTTACCAGGAGCAGCTAGAAAACAACACGCTTTTACTTCTTTTGCAGGTGAAAAATACACAGCTATTGGAACGTCTCAAGGTTTGTTTTTATATTATGGTAATGATTTTTTTGACATTACTCCATTAGATACAGCTATTACAGGATGTACATTAACAACTGTTACTAGTTCAAATACTATAACTATAAATAAAGGATCTCATGGTTTAGCCAAAGGAAGATATGTGACTCTATCAAGTGTAACTGTTACAGGTGCATCAGATTTTACACCTGCAGAATTAGAAGTGGTCTATGAAATTTTAACTGTTCCGGATGTAGATAAATTTACAGTGCAAGCTGTAAGAGCTGAAGGAGGATCAGGTATGACTGCAGCTGGTGCTGCAACTGTTAATCCTTATGTTGAAGTGGGTCCTACTTTTCAAACTGCTGGTTATGGTTGGGGTACGGATTTGTGGGGATCTAGCACATGGGGAACTGAAAGTGCAACTAGTGATGTGATTCTTGACCCAGGAAACTGGAGTCTTGATAACTTTGGAGAAGTATTGGTTGCTACAATATTTAATGGGAAAACTTTTACTTGGAACTCTGGAGCATCAGGTGCTAGAGGTATAAGAGCTTCACAATCAACAAGTAATTTTCAAACAACAAATAATCCAACAGCCACTAGAATATCTGTTGTATCCGATAGAGATAGACATTTATTTCACTTTGGGACAGAGACAACCATAGGTAACGCTGCAACACAAGATCCTATGTTTGTAAGATTTTCAAACCAAGAAGATTTAAACACATATGCTCCGACAGCAACTAACACTGCGGGAACTTTTAGATTAGATACCGGTAATGAGATTAGAGCAGCTATACAAGGTAAGGATTATATTTTTGTATCAACAGATGTTGCAGCTTATGTAATTCAATTTGTTGGTCCACCTTTTACTTTTTCCGTTAGACAAGTTGGTACCAACTGTGGATGTA